TTACAGCTAATTCTGCTTTTGCTTTCTTAGTTGCAACGAAGCCTTTGACTGCATCGCCTACAATATTGGCGATTGGTGATATTAACATATTTAACATTTATTTATTGGTGTATCTAAACTACACTCTCCCTCATCTGATACATATAACAATCTTACTCCTATTTTCTTTTGTACTGGTGTCGGAGATCTGTAAATAAAATTATTTACTTTATTAGCTCTTTGACCAGATCTTCTATAACTAGAAGATTTTACATCGACTAGCAATATAGCATGATCTTCTGGATTGTAACAAATAAAATCAATAGGGGATTGTACAGCTTTTTTGCTATAAACAATAAAGCCTTGTTTTGTCAGCCAGTATTCAGCTGTAATTTCAGATTGAAAACCTTTTAATATCCTTTTATCCATGTAGTATGCGAATATTCGCTACCTACTAGATATAGTATATAATATTTTATAAAAATAAATCTCTTAATAAGATAACTAAATTAGTAAAGACCAGGAAACCTACAGACCACATAACTTTACGAATGTCTGATATATCTTTTTCAATATGTTTTAAATGATTGTTTTGGATTGTATTTATTTTTTCAGATATAACAGCGACTTTCTTATCTAGGTCTGCAAGTTTGTCTTTTTGTGTGGTCATGCTGCTTGGGGATTTTTTTGGAACTTAACTTCCAGAAGCTCTGCTCTTAGTTGTCTATTCTTTTCTTTCTCTGCTTCTATCATATCTAGTGCCATATGATAAGTCTTTTTCATTTCTTTATATTCTTGTTTAATTGTGTGAGCTTCTGCTTCAGTCATGTCTTTTCCTCTCTTTAAGTAATGTTGATGAGGATCTAAATTATTAAATTCCATTTTCTTGTCAATCCTATTTTATACCAGACAGTGGATTTTCTAATGCTTTCTTTATTTTTAAGTCTAATTCTTCCTCTAAATCTTTTATATCATCTTCAAATATTCTTAGCTCATCTCTTAAAGTATTCTTAATTTCATTCACCAGGCTCTCTGTATATCGGCTATCTTTTTCAAGTTGAGTTATGTCAGATTTAAGATCTGATTTTAATGACTCAGCTACGGAACTTACTAGCTGTATTTCCTCTAAGACCATAGATATTTCACCCTGGAGCATATCTACTTGCTGCTGCACCAGGTCAATTCGTTTGTCAAACCCGCTAAGATCTGGAGCTGTATACTCCTGGATTTGTTCTTTCATCGTTAAGTAATCTTTATAAAATTCAAAACCACCCCACAATGCACCAACAGCTGTAGTTAAAGCTGTAATAATTACAAAGATCTTACCGCCTTTAAATTTTATACCACCAGGTAATTCTAGTTCTGCCATTGACTGTCTACCATTTCATTGATTGCCAGGTAATCCATATATCCTATTATGTTTGCTCCATTATCTTGTATCACATCCTGGGTATTATAGAAAGTTAGATCCTCATAGTAATTAACATCCTGGATCTGTGTGCTTGTTAGATCTGTAAAACTAATATCAGACAACACCACCATCAGAGCTAGTTGTGTAGTTTGTGCTTCGTTAGATGTTTTATCTTCTTGTTTTGCCATTAACTTGTTAGCAATTTTTTGTTTAATTTCTTTCGGTTGTATAACTTCTTGTTCGGTTTCTTCCGCATCCTCCACAGTGGACTCTGTAGCATCTTCGCTACTGGATTCCATCTCAATCGCTTCTTCAATCTCTGCTTCAATCTCTATTATTTCTGGTGCTTCTTCTATTGTTTCTGTCATTTCTATCATAGGTTCTTCTGGAGCTACATCGGTAAAATCCATCTCAATAACTAAATCCTCTGTGTATATATTTTCTAAAACAATCTCCATCTGAACATCCTCTATTTTAATACTATCCTGGACAATATCTTCTACGACATCCAGGATAATTTCAGTAACAATATCAACAG